CCTAAAATGAAAAAGGCAGTCAATGAGTTTTATAAGATGTTAGATAATAGACATGATAATGGAAGTTATCAAGATGATAACTTTTGTGAAAATATAGAGGATTGTGTGAAGACAATTGTTTCTTCACATGATATAACAAAAGAAACATTGTTAGATTACATAGAATTAGAAGTAAGAGAACAATTAAAACTAGAGGTGTAAAGAAACTATGGCAGTAACAACTAAAATATTAGCAGATACTAAGACACACGCCAAAGTATTACTCACCTGGAACGCCGACGCCGCTACAACAGCTGCAGCCGTGGACGCTTCAGGATTGAGTGGACATACGAACGGCGCCAAACTTCACATTACAAACATTGTATATGGTGTAGGTTTAGGAGAATGTAAATTAGAATTTAAAGGTGCTTCAGCTGATGTTGAGGCAATAAACTTATGTGGTTCAGGACATTATTATGGTGCTGTAATTAAAAATACAGCAACTAATACAGGTGCAACTGGTGGAGACATTGAGGCAATTACAACTAATGCTTCATCTGGTTTTGCATTATTGACACTACAAAAAGTGGATATGGGTGAAAATAGTTAATAGGAGTTAAATTATGGCAGATATAACATCAGTACAAACAATTGCTGATATAGCAGGTGTCAAACATGTTAGTAAAATGACTAACATATCAGATGGCACTGGTGAATCATTAGTTACGAAGATTGACGCTTCAAATACTAATGCAATGACTGAAGACGCTACTAAAGTACTTGCAAGAATATGGTATTCTATTAACACAACAAACAGTAATGCTGGTGTTGAGTTATTATGGGGAGGAACAACCAATTCAACAATGGTCGTGCTTAACGGACAAGGTCATTGGGATTTAAGAACATTTGGTGATGGCATTGTAAACAATGCTACAATACCAACAGGTGATGTGTTATTAACAACTAGAAATTTTGTTTCTGGTGATAATTATACTATATTAGTAGAATTTAGATAAATTTGTGCATTTAAAGTACAACTTTGTATAAATAGTATATAAGAAAAGAGAGAGAGTACACTAATGAAATTAATTTCAGAAGAAGTATCAACTGCCGAGTATCTTGTAGAAGAAGACAAGAACGGCAAGAAAGAATACAAGATTAAAGGTGTTTTTTTACAGTCTAACATCAAGAATCGTAATGGGCGAGTATACCCTAAAGATATCTTAATGAAAGAAGTAACAAGATACAATAAAGAATTTATCAATAAAAATCGTGCATTTGGTGAGTTAGGACATCCTGACGGACCTACTGTTAATCTAGAAAGAGTTTCTCATATGATTAAGAAACTTTATCCAGATGGTGATAACTTTATTGGTGAAGCTAAAATCATGGACACGCCCTATGGTAAGATTGTAAAAGGTCTTATTGATGAGGGTGCTCAATTAGGAGTATCATCAAGGGGAATGGGTTCCATCATGCAAAGAAACGGCGCTAACTATGTGAAAGATGATTTCATGCTAGCTACTGCCGCTGACATTGTAGCAGACCCTTCGGCACCGGCCGCTTTCGTAGAAGGCATTATGGAAGGTAAAGAATGGGTATGGGACAACGGTCTCCTTGTCGAGAAAGACATTGAGGCGTGGAAGATGGAAGTGATTAATACGAAGAAAAGACAACTAGAAGAAAAAAAACTAGAAATCTTTGATTCGTTTATTAGAAAACTATAATATTATAAATATTACCTGAACTCTTAAAAAAGTTTAGAAATTTATATTGTTATAACAATTAATAAGAGGAGATTTTCAATGGCAGAATCAGAAAAAATAACTGACGCTATCGTAGAAGCTTCAGCGAATCCAAACGCTGACGCTCCTAAAAAGAATGCTGTTGCAGCTGAACCTAGTCATCTTTCAAATGACGCTGAAGATTTAGGCGCACCTGTTGTTAAACCAACAGACAGTAATTCTGCTGACGGTACGAAGAAAGTTAAACAAGTTTCTGACACAGTATCTAAAAGTGCTCAAGTAAGTGGTGAACCATCACACTTGAAAGCTGGATATAGTGAAGAAACTGATTCTGAAGATGAGGTTGTTGAATCTAAAGAGAAAGATATCAAAAAAGATGTTGAAGAAAAAGAAATTGAAGCAAAAGAGGGCATGAAGAAAAAATCTTTAAAAGCTTCTCATTGTGAAGAAACTGATTCATTAGACATCAAATCTGATATTGACGCTTTAGTAGGAGACGCTGACCTATCTGAAGAATTTAAAACAAAGGCTGCTACAATCTTTGAAGCTGCAATTACTTCTAAAGTAAAAGCAGAACAAGAAAGATTACAGTCTGAATATGATACTAAATTTGAAGAAGAAATCTCAAAATCTAAATCTGAACTAACTGAAAAAGTTGATTCATACTTAAACTATGTTGTTGAAGAATGGATGAAAGAAAACAAGTTAGCACTAGAAAGAGGTATCAAGGGCGAAATCGCTGAGGACTTCATCGGTGGACTCAAAAAATTATTTGAAGACCACTACATTGATGTGCCAGATGAGAAATATGATGTTCTTGAAGACCAAGCTTCTAAGATTGAAGGATTAGAGAAAAAACTTAACGAAGAAATTGAGAAGAATGTTGAAATGAATAAAGTCAATGGTGGCTATAAACGCCAAGAAATCATTGATGAAAATTCTAAAGACTTAGCTGATACAGCTAAAGAAAAATTCGACAGTCTCGTAGAAGGCGTTGAGTATTCTTCTGAAGAAGATTTTGCAAAAAAAGTAGAAACCATTAAGGAATCTTACTTTGGGCAAAAAGCTGAGAAGTCTGTGGATAACACAGACATAGATGATGTTGCGGTGGGCGATGAAAATTCTAACGAAGATTTATCGAATGCTATGGCTGCATATACCAACGCAATTAGTAAAACAAAAGATATTAAAATATCTAAGTAACTAAACAAAGGAGAGAAGAAGATATGTACTTATCGGAAACTTATGAAAAGAAATGGCAGCCAGTCTTAGACCATCCGGAACTTCCTGAAGTAAAGGATAGTTATAAGCGTGCCGTAACTTCAGTCATCTTAGAGAACCAAGAAAGGGCTCTTAAAGAAGACCAAGCTTTCCTTGCTGAAACACCAACTAACCAAACTGGTTCTGGTGTAAGTAATTGGGATCCAATCCTAATTTCTTTAGTAAGAAGAGCTATGCCAAATCTTATTGCTTATGATATCTGTGGCGTACAACCAATGACAGGACCAACAGGTCTTATCTTTGCAATGCGTTCAAGATATACTAACATGAGTGGCACAGAGGCTTTATTTGATGAAGCTGATACAGACTTTTCTGGTCGTAATGCGACTGGTTCTGCTGTTGATGGTTTCTCAGAAACAGCTCACTCTGGAACTAACCCTGCTGTCTTAAATGACGGTTCACCTGGTACACACACAACTGGTACTGGTATGAGTACAGCTGCGGCTGAATCTCTAGGTGAAGATTCAGGTAATGCGTTTGCTGAAATGGCGTTCAGTATTGAGAAATCAACTGTAACTGCTAAATCAAGAGCGTTGAAAGCTGAATACACAATGGAACTTGCACAAGACTTGAAAGCGATTCATGGACTTGACGCTGAAACTGAACTTGCTAATATTTTATCAAGTGAAATTCTAGCTGAAATCAACCGTGAAGTAGTTAGAACTATCTACAAAAACGCTGAAAAAGGTGCTTCTGCAAATACTGGAACAGTTAATACAACTAGTGAAGGTATATTTGACCTTGATACAGATTCTAACGGTCGTTGGAGTGTTGAAAGATTCAAAGGACTTATGTTCCAAGTAGAAAGAGAAGCTAATGCTATTGCACAAAGAACTCGTAGAGGGAAAGGTAATATGATAATCTGCTCATCTGATGTTGCTTCTGCACTTCAAATGGCTGGTGTATTAGATTACGCTCCTGCGTTAAACAACAATCTAAATGTTGATGACACAGGTAATACTTTTGCTGGTGTTCTGAATGGTAAATATAAAGTTTATATTGACCCATATTCTGCAAATAACACTGCTAAACAATACTTTGTAGTAGGTTACAAAGGTTCTTCACCATATGATAGTGGAATGTTCTACTGTCCGTATGTACCATTACAAATGGTCCGTGCTGTTGGTCAAGATACTTTCCAACCAAAAATTGGGTTTAAAACCAGATATGGTTTACAAGCTAACCCATTTGCTGAAGCTGGTACAGGAGACGCTGCTGTTATTAACGGTAGTGGTTCTGCAAACGCTAACAGATACTACCGTAGAGTACAGGTTGCAAACTTAATGTAATCTTTACTTTAAATAGTAAA